GAATTAAGATTTTCAGATTTTCCATTTACTTGCTCCAAATACGAATTTTTAACCTCATCAAGAGGTTCTACCACTGTAACTACCCAATCAGATGGAATTTTGATAGTCTTATCTTTAGAAAGAGGAATGTATGGATAGAATACAACTCTTGTATTATCTTCCTCAAGTCTTGTAACAAAAGGATTTGTAATTTGATACCATTTACCATCAATATCTTCTGCAGTTACTTCTGCAATCACATCTTCATATGATTTCAGAACCAAAAGTTTAACAGACATAATTCTCCAAAGTTAGTGATTTATCTTGTAATTTTATAATGTGATCAGCAAGTTTGTCTATGTATCCTTTATTTCTTAATTCTTTAAATACAAGATTTTCAAAGGCAAACTCACCAGACTTATCAAGTCCAGCATTTCTCATGTCTCTAATCTTTTTAAGAAGATTTTCAAGGACTGATACATTATTTGAGTGCTTGATAACACTATTAATCTTATCAATCATATCAGAGACCTTTGATTTTAGCAAGTCCCTATCAACGTCACCAGTGTATTTTCCTGGAACCATAATCCATTTATTATTTTTAATTGAATATACTCCTTGATTCTTTCTGCGCTTTTTACCAACCTCTTCAATATAAGGTTCTACACCATGCCCATAAATTTTTACATCATGAGTCAATGCCCAAAGTTGTTTCTTGTCCTTATAATAATCAGACAACAAATCTGGACATTCTGTTTTAGTTTTATCAATTACCACATGCAAATCTAAATCTGAATACTTGGTATAATTATATCCAGCATTACCACCAAGAAGTAAAATATCTTCTATGCCTCCTTTATCAATTCCCACATAATCAACCCAAGCCATAGCAATCTTTTTCAATTGAGACCTAACTTTTGGACGAAGCATTTCTCCATCCCAAAAGGTAGGATTCAATTGATCATGAACTTGAAATGATATAGATTCTTTGTAAAACCCATTATAAGTTTTCATCTACCCTTTTTTAGATATTTATAAAAAGGGGGGAATGGATGATTCTGACCATCCTTCCCCCTGCGCCGACGATATTCAAAAGTATTTAGAGATAATCTTTACGAGCATGATGTTCTGGTACAATCTTTCCTAATCGAATGGTAAGTAATCCATCTTCAAAGATGACTTCTCTGACTTCTGTGTCATCTGAGAGTGTCCATGCTCTTTTGAAACTTCTTTGAGCCAGACCCTTGTGGATAAACGTCCTATCCGATTCTGTATCAGATTTTTGCCCCTCGACAAAAAGTTTTCCATACTCTGTGAAGACATTCACTTCCTCCTTTTTAAATCCAGCAAGAGCAATCTCCAAGTGAGATTCAACATTATTTACCTGAACAAGATTGTATGGAGGGTAATTTGTCGTAGTTTCATGAAGATTAAACAATCTATCAAAATATTCATCCATTCCAATACTGTTGCGTGTAATCCTATCCATCAGTGCAGGAAGATCAGACGCAGTATAACGCATAAGGTTAGTCATTATGGTAGCTCCTTTGAAAGCGAGTTTGTGTTTTGTGGACCCTTACGGCATCCATTATTAATTATACAACAAGTCACAAAAAAGGGGATGTTGAATCCCCTACAAAATTATTCAGTTTCCTCTACTCTTTTCTTTTTAGATCCAATATTATATTTGGTTTCCAACACCCAATCATCTTTATCCTTATAGGACAGAACCTTAATTTGATTCAGTGGTGCCAGGTCTTGAATCTTGGTAACATTATTGACTGTAATCAGACCCCAATCTGCAAGAAGTTGAATAATTCTATTCCTTCTCTGAACATCATTCACAGTGAGGTTTGCATGTTTGCCATCAAGTGCAAACAACTCCTTGAAGTGCACAAGATAATATCTTCCTTGTTTATGGAGGATATGGCAGGATTGATACAGTTTCTTTTCTTTACGTGATGCAACACCAATTCTGGTCAGTGTTTCACGCACTTTTAGAAAATCATCTGGTTCATTCAGAGTGACTTCCACCATTTGGTCAGGAGACCATTTCACTTCAGGCTCATGTACAACGCTCATCTCATTCCTCCAGTTTCAATTTTAGTTTTAATAAAGTTAATTTGTTCTTTGGAAAGTATCCTCAAAGCTTGCTTTGCCTTTTCATTACTATAACCATAGTAAGATTTGACTACTTCAAGTTCTTTGATTTTTTCTTGTTTAATCCAAGGAGAATATCTTTTCCTTGTTCTCACAGTATTTATAAAAAAGTCATATTGTAACTTTTTATCTAATGAATGATTCTTATTCATTTCATTGGCATACATCAAAGTATCAATAGTTCCAGACAAGCATCTATTGATAATGTATGGTGCATAATCTTTTTTGGAGGATAAATCATCATCCATAATATTAATCTTTGATTGATTAATTGAGTTTAACCAATCCTTCAATTCATACTTCATAATTAATCAAAACCAATTCCTTTCTCTCATGTTGGTCTTTCATATAATCACCAACAGATCTCATAGTATAGGTATGAGCATATTCAATTGCTTTCCAATTCTTAAATCTATCTTTAATTAATTGACTTGAATTATAACTGACCATCATATCCATATCATTAGAATCGCAATCAGCAACAAACTTATCGTGATCAAATCCTTTGTGCATTGATCCTTTGTTCCCATAGAGATTATCCTTAATATCATAAGGAGGATCCAGATACATAAAAGCACCCTTTGTTCCATCCATCAGATAATCATAGGAATAATTAGTTATACGCCACTTTTCAATTATCTTAGAATACTCAGGCAGTTTTTCGATCCCTCGCATACTGAAGTTGTTTTGGGAAGCTTGCTGTGAAAATGATGAACTCTCTGTAAGACCACTGAAACTACACTTATTGACAATATAGAAAGCCACAGCACGATCAAAATTTGACACATTCTGGTCATTGATCTTCTCCTTAGAAACTAAGAAAAGTTGCTTTGCTTTGTCTGTAGTATCACAAGTAATCTTAAGTTGAGTAAGAGCATTTGAAAGATCAGGTCCAAACATCTGGAGTTGTTGCCAGAAGTTTACCAGAGGTTCATACAAATCATTCACCCAAATATCTAGGTCAGGAAACATTTTGGTTACATAAATTGCAACACTTCCTCCACCAAGAAGTGGTTCTCTAAACTCATCATAGTTTTTGAGATCTGGAAAATATTGTGAGATCTTTTGAACTGCTCTGGATTTACCTCCAGGATATCTTAAAGGTGTCTTAAAGTCCTTCATTTAAACTTACACTCCACCATAATTTCAGTTAATGCTGCCAAAAGATTAATCTCTTGGTCTGCAACAAAGGCAGATTGATACTGGTACTTTGCCACAATCAAAACTGCTGCAGCAACACTTGGTCCATCAACTTTGTCATAAAGAGCATCATAAACTTTTCTCAAAATAATAGATGCATCATTGTCTATGTTAAGTGCTACCCATTTCCTAACCTCAGGAAAATTCTTCTCTTTAATACTCTTAAGCAAATCATTTACAGAAACATCTGCAAAGGTAGACAAAATACCAGAATCAATTTCTCCCCCTACAGAGTATCTTTGACACTCATTCAGGGTTCTCCTCCAATCTGGGAAGTAGTTGCTGATAATTTGGATGATAACCTTTTGATCATACTTAACACCTTCTGCCTCAAGGATAGTTTCAAGACGCTTGAAGAACTCTCCTGCAAGTTTTGGTCTATCTTTGGACTTGATGTTAAACTCAACAACTGCACATCTTGAGTGAAGAGGTTCAATGATTTTGTTTTTGTAGTTGCAGGTGAAGATGAATCTACAGTTTTTATAGAACGTCTCAATATTTGCCCTAAGTAAGAGTTGTACATCTGTGGTGGTATTGTCTGCTTCGTCAATAATGATGACTTTATGTTTTCCAGTTGCAGAAAGTGATACGGTCGAAGCAAAGTTCTTTGCTTGATTCCTGACAGTATCGAGAAATCTGCCTTCATCTGATCCATTGATGATATAATAATCAACTCCCAGTTCTTCACACAATGCTTTTGCTACTGTGGTCTTGCCACAACCTGCAGGACCAGCAAGTAGCATATTTGGTATTTCACCTTTATTTAGAAAATCAGTAAAGGTTTTCTTAATATTCTCAGTCAAAATACAATCTTCAATTTTCTTTGGGCGATATTTTTCTACCCAGAGGAAATCTTTAGTCATAATAAATTACATCCAATCAAGTTTTACCCATTAAAAAGTTGGGGACCCCCAACAATTATAGCAGATGGAATCTGTGCTTGTGCAATCTTAACTGCATGGCACTGATTATTTGCTTCAACAATAATTTCTAAATATCTACTATCTTTAGGTAGTTTATATTTAACTCTATATTTCATCCAAATGTAGAATCAGGTTCAAGAGCAATAAAATATTTCAGGTTATATTTCTCATTTACAAATTTTGCAGACAGTTTCTGAGAAACTACCACATCATATGAACCAGGAATCATTTTAAGGTTCTCTACCTTAAAATTGAATACAAACTGATCTTCAGTTTCTCCAACTGTAATGGAGTATTCATTTGAGGTATCATTGTTCTTATCTCTAACTACAAGACGAATAACTCCTGCTTCACCAACAGCAGACAGATCTGGCAGTTTATATACACTTGCTGCTTTAATCAATTTGTCCAATTGTGAGTGTTCCAGTTGAAAACAAACATCTTCTGTAGGAAGATCAATATCTTTATCTGGAGGAGAAACAATTACTTCAGGGTCTGCATAAAAATACTTAACTTTACGCTTACCTTCTTTAATAGTCAGGTAAGAATCATTAGTGAAATCTAGATCAGGATCTTGATGAAGACCAAGACCATTCAAAAATTCATTCAAATCGTAAATAGCAAAATC